GTTGACTTCCTATCTAGAACAGATAGGAAATCGGAGGATTTACTCCTCCGGGACCTGCTCCATTACTCGATAGTTGATCGGAGGTGTTTGACACATTACTTATTCTGTGCCACGCACCCGACGTAGGTTTATACCGGACTGGCTTAGCCAGGTCGGTACGACCTACGAATGGGAGGAACATCACTACGAAGGTAGTGGTATTCCGATTGGACATTATGGACCTTCTACTTGGTCCTATGTTCGATCTCCCGGTAAACCGATCGGTCAACAGGTTACTGTTGACGAGATTCATCCCGGTTGGAATAGGTTTGCCCGTAAGGGCTCTCCTGTCCCAGACGATTTAGGCGGAGCTTTTTCCTCAACAAAGTCTTGGGTTGGGATCTATGATCCTTCTCCAAAGACTCTAAAGGGGACATCGCTCATTAGTGGCGTTAGAAGGAACGCAGAATTTCGCGGTCCTTTTCTCGCCTATCCACCTTCGCAAGTCGTTTTGCCTTCCGTTACACTCGGTTCACTGAGTGCAATGGGGACAACTGCGATTGCTAGGTGTAAGCCTACTAATCGTCCCGCCTCACTCGCTGTCGATCTCAGAGAACTCCGTTCCGAGGGTCTCCCCAAACTTTTTGGGGCTACTCTCTGGAAGGAGAGGACTCATGCTGCCCGCGCTGCGGGCGGTGAGTACCTCAACTCTGAGTTCGGCTGGAAACCACTCGTTTCTGACGTTCGTTCTATTGCAGAACGCGTCAAAAACTCTCATGCTGTACTTTCACAGTATGAGCGGGATTCCGGACGAGTGGTGAGACGTCGGTATGAATTCCCTATCGAGACAACTGAGGTCAGAACCATTGTGCAAAATTCCGATGGGGGTATTGAACCCCAGGGAATGGATGCATGTATGGTTGACATCAGTAAACCAAGTTGTCAGCTTGTCAAGACGACCAGGACGTATAAACGTACCTGGTTTTCGGGTGCTTTCACGTATCACCTCCCACTCGGCTATACCAGCCGAAATGAGATCGTGAGCGCGGCAGCTAAAGCGGGAGTCCTTACTGGACTCGAGCTTACTCCCGAAAACGTCTGGAATGCTGCACCTTGGACATGGGCCATCGATTGGTTTTCCAAT